CTCCGCGAGGCCGGGGTCCTTCGGTGAGCGTATTGCGCGAAGCACAGCGGGCGATGATCGGCGATGTACGGTGATCCTTCACGCCACGCTGCAGGTATCGCTTGCACTGTCCGGACAGTTCAGGTAGCCAATCGTCAGTGTGGTGACGTGCGCCCAGCGAGAGCCGGCACGTCCACCAACGACCGGAGGGGCTCCCTCCACGAGGAGGCGTAGATGCCTCCCAAGGTGACCCGCGAGCAGGCGTTCGCGTGGGTCGACGCGCACCCCGAGTTCGAGGGCCGCACCGCACAGAGCAAGGCCGCGAGCGAGGCCCTCGGGGTGCCCGACCGGACGATCCGGGCCTGGCTGAAGGACCGCGCTGGCGGGGTCTCGACACCGCTCCCGCCCGAGAAGTGGAAGCGCAAGGGCGGGACGGCACCGGCCGAGAAGATGCCCGAGGCCGACCGCGCCCAAGCGGTCAAGCGGGTCCGCCGCTACTACGCGATCGTCGACCTGGTCGCCGAGTCGATCGAGAAGGAGCTACGGCAACTCGTCGACGAAGAGCACGACCCACGCCGCATCGACCTCGACCCCAAGACGGCGGCCGCGCTGTTGAGCCTCACCCGGGCGGCGACCGAGACGCTCGAGGCGCACCCCGGCCTCCTCGACCTGGTGAAGGCCGAAGAGGGCGCCACCGGCGATGAGCGGGCCGAACGCCGCCGGCGCCTCCTCGATGCGGTGCCGAAGGGGCGGTCTCGATGACCGAGCTGTTCCCCGACCCGGAGGTCGTGGCGGCCTTCGAAGGGCTCGACCACGAGTCGTTCGTTGAACACCTCGCGTCGCTCGACGACCCCGAGGACGAGCTCGAGGCCATCCGCGCCCGGTTCTTCCGCGACTGGCGGTGGATGGCCGCCTACTGCTGGCCCGACCGGTTCACGCTCCCGTTCAACCGCTGCCACGACGCCCTCGTCGAGCCCGAGCTCGTCCCGTACCCCGACCGCCCGACGGACCGGGATGCGGTCGCCGCCCCCCGCGGCACCGGCAAGAGCAGCCTCGCCTCGTTCGTCGATCCGCACCGACGCATCGTCTACGGCGTCGACGCCTTCATCGTGATCGAGAGCGCGGTTCAGGACCTCGCGATCGAGCTGGTGTCCGACCTGTACGACGCGTTCCTCGCCACCGAGGGCACGTTCCTCGAGGTCTACGGACCGTTCACCGTCGAGGGCGGGAAGTCGGACTTCACGGTGTCCGTCCGCGGCGCCCCGTCCGTCCGGGTGCTCGCGAAGAGCTGGGGACAGAGCATCCGCGGCGTGAAGCACCGCGGGGTTCGGCCCACCTGCATCATCATCGACGACGGCGAGCGCTCTGACCGCGTTCGAAGCGCCACGCAGCGACAGCAGTGGTGGCGGTACCTCACGGACGACGTGCTCAAGGCGGGCCTCCGGGCCGGCCAGGGCGGCACGCACTTCCGGGTGCGCGGGACGGTCCTGCACACCGACTCGATGCTGGCCGCCGCGCTCGGGAACCCCGGGTGGCGGGGCCGGAAGTTCAAGTCGATCATCGCGTGGCCGACGCAGGCCGAACTCTGGGAGCAGTGTCGTCGGATCTGGGTCGACCTGACCCTCGGCGAGTACCGACAGGCGGCCGCCCAGGCGTTCTACCAGGCCAACCGCGAGGAGATGGACGCTGGGTCCGAGGTCCTCGACCCGCTTGCCGAGCCGCTGTTCTCGCTCTACGAGCTGATGTGGTCCGACGGGCTCGCCTCGTTCCTGCGCGAGAAACAGAACGAGCCCCGCGACGGCTCGAGCAGCTACTTCAACTCCGAGACCTTCCGCCGGTGCCGAGTCGTTGGCGACGTCGTGCATACGGCGGACGGCCGGCGGGTGAAGCTGCGCGACCTCCGCGTCGGAATGCGGCTCGATCCGATCCCGGGCGAGGAGCTCGGGGCGCTCGGCGACGAGTCGGGCTCTGGCGCCGGCGACTTCGCCGCCATCGCGGTGCTCGGCCGAGACGCCCTCGGGTACGGCTACGTCCTCGACGTGTGGATGCGGCGCTGCCGCGACACCGACATGCTCAACGCGTTGTGGACGCTGGGTGAGCGGTGGGGGGCCACGCGGGCCTCGATCGAGAGCAACGGCTTCCAGCGGCTCGTGGGTCGCGACTTCCGGCGCATGCAGATCGAGCGACGAGACGCGGGCCTCTGGTGGCAGATCGCCGTCGACAACGACACGAGCACGCTCAACAAGGAAGACCGGATCGCCTCGCTCGAGCCGGCGGTCGCGAACGGGTGGCTGCAGTTCAACGAAGCGCTGCCCCGGCCGGTCTTCGCCCAGTTCGATGACTTCTCGGGCGGTGCGCACGACGACGCCCCCGACGCTGTCGAGGGCGCATGGCGCCTCCTCGACGGGTACGCCCCTCCCCGCATGGCCGAAGGGCGGATCGTCTGACTGTCGATTCCGACAGTGAACCCCCAGGAGGTACCCCCCATGCGTTCCATGTTCCTGCTCGCCGCGCTCTTCGCCCTGCCCGCCTTCGACGCCGTCCCCCTCGACGTCGCGTCGAGCGAGCCCATCCACGTCGACCAGGCCGAGCCCGTGTTCGAGCAGCTCGAGCTCGCGCCCGCCGACCTCGACGTCCCGGTTCTCCAGGCTCCGGCCGCCCTCCCGCAGGAGCGCGTCGATCCGAGCACCGTCGCCGAGCTCCACCCGTCGGAGACCCTTCCTGGCTGGACCTGGCCGGCCGCCGATCAGCGCCTCGACCGCGTGTTCGCGGGCGTGCACGGGCGCAGCCCCGCCGTCTGATCCGGGTCGCGTGCGCCCCCCAGCCCCGTGGAGGGCGCCGTGAAAGTGCGGATCCTCGACACCGCCCACCCCGACTGCGATGGGCCGCGGCTCACGCAGTACCGGGCGCTGTTCGACGGCGGCAAGAAGTGGGAGGCCCTCGTCGAGACGTGGCTGCCGAGGCGGTCCGTCGAGCCCCCGGACGTGTACGCCGAGCGGAAGTCGCTCGCGACCTACACCAACCACATCGGCCCGATCGGCACGATGCTGGCGGCGCAGCTGTTCAGCGAGCCGCCCAAGCTCGAGGGGCTCCCGAGCGACGACTGGTGGACGACCTGGCCGTCCAACGTCGACGGCGCCGGCACGGCGCTCGGGTCGTTCTTCTCCGAGCGGCTGATCGACCTCCTCGTCGGCCGCCGCTGTCTCGTGTGGGTGAACCTGCCGGCCCGGCCGGAGGGTGCCGCGTACGCGAGCAAGGCGGACGAGGAGAAGGCCGGGGTCCTCGACGCGTTCCTCGTCGGCGTCACCCCCGAGCAGATCGTCGACTGGGGCACCGACCAGCACGGCGCGGTCGAGTGGGTGCTCTTCCGCGACGTCGTGAGCGAGCGGCCTAGCGTCGAGGAAGGCCGCGTCGCGGTGTTCCGCTGGACGTACCTCGACGCGAAGCGGATCCGCCGCTGGGAGTGGCGTCCGACGCCCGAGCGCTCGGTGCCGCTGCCCGACGACGATGCGGTCGAGAAGCTGAACGTCGAGCACAACATGGGCCGGTTCCCCGGCGTGTTCGTCGAGCTCCTGGCCGGCATGTGGCTCATGGAGCGGTCCGCCCACGCGGTCATGCGTGCCGACCGGGCACGCAACGAGCTGACCTGGGCGCTCCACCAGGCCGCGAACGAGCTGCTCACCATCACGTCGAAGTGGGGGCCGGACTCCGAGCCGAAGCTCGGCCACGGCCATTGGCTGAAGCTCAACCGCGACGACAAGGGCGAGGACACCGCGGCCTTCGTCGGCCCCTCGGGAGTCGCGTTCGAGTACCTGCAGGCCGACGTCGAGGAGACCCGGCAGGACATCTACCGGGTGGTCCAGCAGCTCGCGCTCTCGGCCGACGCCAGCGCCGGCGCCGTCCGGGCGTCGGGGGACTCGAAGCGGCAGGACTGGAAGGCTGCCGAGATCATCCTCTCGGCCTACGCGACCGTGGTTCGCGACGCGATCCGCTCGACCGTCCAGGTCGTGGCGGCTGCGCGCGGGGTGGAAGTCGACGAGGCCGCGGTCTCGGTCTCGGGCCTCGACGGGTACCAGTCCGAGGACCTGATGACGTTCCTCGAGGCGGCGGCCCTCTCGGTCGAAGCGCTCCGGATGTCGCCGACGTTCCGGAAGCTCGTGGCGAAGCGCCAGGCCTCGCGGCTCCTCGCCGACGAGGGCTCGAAGGCCGAGCTCAAGAAGATCGAGGGCGAGATCGACGCCGCGCCGGACGACGACACGCCGTACCTGCCGCCCCCTCCGCCCAAGGGTGGTGGTGGCGACGAGGGAGGCGGCGGGGAGTAGCGCATGGCGCGGCGCATCGACGAGCTGATCGCCCGCCAGACGCGGAAGCTCCTGGCTCTCGAAGAGCGCCACGTCGCGAAGTTCCTGGCCGCGTTCGACGACAGCCGGCGCTACCTCGCCGAGCAGCTCGCCGAGCTCGAGGCATCGGGGCGGGGAGACCAGTGGACCGCCCAGCGGGTGCGGACCGCGCTCGCGATGGCCGAGGCGGGTGTGCGCGACCTGGCAGGCCGGCTCGGCAATGTGCTCGACGAGCAGATCCGGGTCATCGGGCCGGAGGCGCTCCGGGACCTCCTCGACGTGATCAGCATGTTCGAGCGCGGTGACTTCCCCGAGGTCGGCAAGCGCATCGAGATCGAGGCGCTCCAGCACCTCACCGAGGAGTACGGCCTCCTCCTGCACCGGCACTCGGTGAACCGGTACGGCCTCGAGCTCATCCAGGCGATCCAGCGCGAGATCGTGCTCGGCCGCACGGCCGGGCTGACCATGCGCGAGACCACCCGGCGCATCGTCGCGACCGATCGCAGCGTGTTCGCCGGCATGCGCGGGCGGGCGGCGCTGATCGCTCGGATGGAGACGCACCGGGCGTACGACGCGACCCACCAGCGTTCGCTCGAGGTGGCCGGCCAGATCCTCGATCGGCCGGGTGACCCCGATCCGCTGATGAAGCGGGCCACCGAGTACCTCGACGCGAGGAACCACCCGTTCAGCCGAGCGCTCGACGGCCGCATCGCTCCGATCAACGGCGAGTGGGAGGTCCCCGTCGCGGAGGTGGGCAAGCACGCGCTCGCGATGGGGAAGCCCATCGGGGGCATCCTCTGGCGCCTCGACGCCGACGGCTTCTACCGAGGCGGCACCTACCCCGCCCACTTCAACGACCGCGGGCGACAGATCCCGTGGCGGGCGAGCTGGGGCGGTCTCGACCGCAGCGGCGGCGACATGAAGCGCGAGGCCGACGACGCCGCAGCCGAGATCCGGTGGCGGACTGGCAAGGGCGCTCCCCCGCTCCCGACGCCCGGGCCGACCAAGCGCCCGCCGGCGAAGACCTTCCCTTCGGGGAAGCGCGACCCAGCCCGCGCCCCTCGTGGCGAGAAGACCATCCCGCCGAAGGCCAAGCCATCGATCCAGCGCCAGCATGAGCTCGAGCGTGACGCCGGCATCGTGTTCGCCCGCGAGGGTTACGACGTCGAGTTCCTCGATCAGCCGCCCGGCCCGGGGAGGAAGCCCGACCTCCTTGTCGAAGGAGGCAAGTTCGACGTCACGGCTCCGACGACGTCGAACCCGAGCCAGGTCCGCAAGCTCGTCTCCGACAAGGTGAAGGGACACCAAGCGCGGCGCGTGATCGTCCACTTGGCCGACACAACCGTGAGCGTCGCCGAGCTGCGGGAGCTCCTCAAGCGACGACCGATCGCCAAGCTCGCCGAGCTGCTCGCCATCGACAAGGCCGGACGTATCGTCCGCGTGCTATGAGCAGGCCATGAGCGTCGACCTCCATCTCTCGTTCGCGGCCCCGATCTCGCGCAGCGACATCGAGAGGGCCCTCGTGTCGGTCGGCGGGCGACCGGTGGGCGACGAGTTCCACCTCGAGCACACGGCCTGCCAGATCGTCGTCGCCGACGACGAGGAGCGGGCCGACATGGACGAGGCGTTCCGCTTCGTGCCCACGCTGAAGGTCGCGCTCAACCTCGGCATCAACGACGAGCACGAGGCGGAGGCGGGCCGCATCCTCCGCGCGCTCACGGCCTTCCCGGGCGACCTGCTCCTGACCTTCAACGGGTCGGAGCAGCTCCGGCGCGTCGATGGCCACATCGTCGGCGACACCTCCTGGCTCGGCTCCGCGTAGAGACCGGCCCCTCTGCTCCTCTCATCAGCCCTCGCCGACCACGGCGGGGGCTTCGTCGTTTCAGACCCCGGAGTCCCCATGGCCCTCGACGCCGACGATAAGAAGTTCATCGCCGACCTGATCAAGACCACGAACGAGGAGCAGGCGAAGAAGTTCATCACGCCCGACGCGGTCACGAAGATGGTCGAGCAGGGCGTGAAGGCCGCCGTCGACGGCCTCAAGATCGACGACCGCATCAAGGCCGCCGTGGGCACCGACAAGGGCGGCGACGACGAGGACGCGGGCACCAAGGGCAAGGGCAAGGGCGGCAAGGAGCCGTCGAACGCGAAGATCGAGGCCCTCGAGACGCAGCTGCGCGAGCAGGCCGAGGAGGGCAAGCGGACG